CAGTTTCTACAGGGCTTAATAATGCTGTTCCTATATCAATAGCCTCTTGCTTTAAACTGCCTGGAAAATTTTTAACCATTTCAACTGCTGAAAAATCAAAATCTTCATCAGGTGTAACTTTTACTTCAGGCGATACAACTGGATCAACAGTAAATCTATCAGCTAAATTTGGATCAACATTTATAGGGTCAACGGTAAATCTTGTCATAATTTATCCTAATCGTAATTATATTTAAGCCAATCAAAGCCAACCACTTCTTCATCAGAAATAGATCCATCTGGGTTATGATAATAAGCACGGCCATCAGAATAAATGCTAAATTTTCTGTTTAGATCGTTGTCTGTTCCAGTTGCAATAAATGCACTATTTTTCCCAGAAGCTAACTCTAATGGTTTTAGATTTTTTTGTTTCATGTATGAACTTAGCTCACCAGATTTTAGTTGCCTATTATATTCATCTGCAATAGCCTGGAACTGTCTTCTTCTAATCATAGTCATTTTTGTTAATGTGTCTCTATTTAACTCAATTGTTCCAGTCATAACCTGTCTTAAAAACTCTCTTTCTGCTGGTGTATCAAGACCTCTAGCACCAATTCCAAGTGCCTTAATCATTGGGAACACTTCAGATCCTAATAAAGCATCTAATAATTGAGTATTGCCAACACCTTCTTTAACAGAATCATCAACATTAAGGAAATTTTGTTTAATAGCATCAATGTTAGTTACTAATCCTGATAATTTTCCTGTTCTTGTTTTAGGGTTTCTAATTAATGATAAAGTATCATCCATTTTTTGAACACTAAATGGTAACTGTTTAGATGTTTGAACAAACTCAATATCTTGTTCAGCCAATTGTTCACCAAGTCTTTTTTGATAAGCACCTTCTCCACCCATGTTAAATGTAGTAGCACGATATTTTTCAACATTTTTAACATAATCAGTATATGATCCAGTATAACCATTAGCTACAGCATATTCGTATTCTTTTGTACTGCCAGTTAATCCCATGTTGCTAATCATCATTTTAGAAAACTCATCTTCATTGGACATAGCTAATGCTTGTTGCTGAGGGCTAAGGTTTCTTATTAAATTGTATAAGTTTTGTTGTTGAGATACTTTTTTACCTAAATCAAATTGTTTTTCACCAATATTTAATCGTGATTGTGTAATATCTAAACCACCTTTCATCAAGTCTTGACGTAACTTTTGAAAGTTAGCTAAGTTTTGCATACCTTGTTGTTGCCCTGTAGCAAAACCAAGACCTGTTCGACCTGCAGCTAAAAGTGGATTTTGTTGTTTTGATATTGCATCTACAAGCTGTGTTAATCCACCTTGTATACCTTGTCCTGTAATGTATGATTGCTGACCAGGTAATTCAGAAACACCAGGTACGCCTGTTAATCCTTGTAATGGATTTATTGGGCTTAATAGTCCGTTTGCCATAATTATCCTCTTCTTCTCATTGGTCTTCTTACTTGTAATGGTGTTCCTACATTAGCTTGTCCGCCTCCTAATTTAGGGCCTAGTGTAGGTTGTAATGGAGGTCTTTGTGGTTCTTTTAAACCTTCATATATAGCACCACCACCCATCATGCCTAACATAGCTGCTTCAAATGGTTTTTCTTTTACATAGTCAGTTACTTTTTCAAACACTTTAGTTGTTAAAGGTTTTTCAGCAACCTCTGCACCACCACCTGTATAATCTAAAGATCTACCTAGTTTATCTTGAGTAATGCTATAGTCAGGATATTTTTGAACATCAGCAGCATTTGCTAAACCTGCATCAAATTGAAATGTATTTTCTGGTAATGGTTTTACTACATCTGTAGGTTGAGCCAAATTTTGTGCCATCATGCTTTTTGGACCTGTGTATAATCCAGATGCAATGTTTGTAGGACTTGTTAAATTAGCACCACCTATACTTGTAGCAGCACCTGTAACATTAGGTGTAATACCTTGTGCTAAAGATTGCTGGCCAATCAGGTGTGATGGTATGTTAGATGCTACTGGGCCTTGTGATAATGCAGAGCCTGCAACTTGACTAGGAATCATGCTATTTAAAGCCATTCCTGTTCCACCGCCTATGCCAGTATTTAATGCAAATTGACCTACATTGCCGTTTCTTAATAATTGCGGTGCGTTCATAACCGCAGGTATGATAAATGGAGTAAACCAAGCCATTATTTGCCACCTCCTGATGATTGTGTTTGTGTTACTTGTCCCATAGGAGCACCATAAGCTGCTGACAAGAATGATTGTAGTTTAGTATATGGTAAGTTAGCACCATATTCGTATCGTGCAATATCTGATTCTAGTGCACGTTGTTGGTAATCCTCTGCTGTCTCACCGACCTGTTGCAATTGGGCGATATCAAAGTAATCAGCCGCTGCCATTTGTGGTGCTTGTTGCACTGCAGCTTGTTGACGAGCACGTTCTGCACCGTAGTTTTGATACATTAATTTTCCTGCTTCTTGTGCTAGTGCATTTGCAAGATTTTGTTGTGCTCTTGATTGCTGATTAAACATTGCAGCAGATCCATAACGGCCTGCCTGTGCTGCACCACTTCTAGTGCCTTGTATTGCATCTTGATAAGCCTGTGTTGCTGCAGCTGATGCACCTGACATTGCCTGAGTTAGATATGGATTTGTTCCTAAATACTGACCTTGTATTGTTTTTTGCAACTCAGTTTGTGCTGCAGGTACTAATGGAGATCCTGCTAATGCTCTATTTTGTGCAGCTTGTAATGCTTGTTGAGTTTGGGTAGATGGAGATACATATGTTTGATATGGGTAATATGAAGGCCCAGGAGTTTGATATAACTGTTTAGCTTCTTGTAGACCATATTGTACGAAGGGTTTGACTACAGGATCTAGCTCTTGTGTGGTTTTTTGTGTTTGCGAACCACCGCCTCCACCACCACCGCCATAAAATGTAAACATCTCTACTAAATTTTTAATATTTAGTAATTTGTGTAACCATATCATAATTTTAACTCCATTAGTGTATATTTAGGTTGCATACCCCATTTGATACGCCATAATCTGACGATACCATCTAGTTTGGTAGAACCTTGTAGTTTAGTTCCACCATTGTTTCTAATCCATGTTAAGAATTGTTCCCAACATTTTTTATTTGTTACTCCACCGATATAAGTAATATAAGCTACTCTATCGTTAGGATAGTTGATCCACTGTACTGTAAATGCACAGTGACATTTATGTTTTTCGTCCATCACAAGAAGTAAGTCTGATTGGCCTTGTGCGACAAATTGTTTTAGTTGATCTATAGTGAATTCACCAGAACTAACTTCTATTGCTTTTTGTAATAGCGGTTCTGCTAAATGCCAGAATTGATGGATATGATTTGTAGGAACTACAAATAAATTCTTTTCCATAGAATATATCCTTGTAAAATATACACTATCCGATTATAACATATCCATAAGTCTTATCTGCTGTATTGTTAGCAAAGTGTGTGATGGTTGCTTGCCCTTTTTGTTGAGCAGAAACATACACATTACTTAAACTTCCACCTGATACAGAATTTAAAGTTAGTATCACAGATGGTATTGCAGGTCTCGGAAAAGGTGTTGTTTGTGCTGTGTCATACCATAACTCTACACCGACATCTGATACACCTCCTGCGACTTCTATATAGTCATCTGCATCTAGTGATAGAAATACATTCATTGCACCAATTAACTCAGATGGGTCACCAGAAGATTTACGAGCAGGTAACCCAAACCGACTTGCAGAGTCTGCCACATCAGTTCCGTTGATGCGAAACCAAACATCTGCGTATTGACCATCATTCGTTGTGTTAATTAACTGTAGTGAATACATGACATTGTATACACCTGCATCTCTTACATATATTCTTGAGTCGTTTGTGCCGTCCTGATAGATGCCATTATTTTGTGTAATGTTATCAAACTCTACCACTGCTGTAGAACTGGTAGATGGTGCTGTTTGTCCTGTAGTTGAGTTTATTTCACCATAAGGTATGGCAGAACTTTGAGCAGATGCACTGTCAGGTAATATAATAATCTTAGAATCAAAACCAATTCTTTCATCATACAAAGTCGTAGTCGTTGCCCAACCTGTATTTAAAGTCACTGTGCCGTGATTGTTTGTTTTACCATTCATCGCATTATTTACGACTTCTGATATTTCACGAGGTGTTCCACCTTGATAGGGTAAGACTCTAAACATTATCGAATTCCTCTAGGAACTATATCTACATCCACTCCTATTGCGTGTGTCCAGTTACCAGTAGGATTAACTTCTACACGATGATAACGACCAAAACTTCTTACACCTGCTCGACCTTCAGATGAGGTTGTAACAGATGAACCAAAGGTAATAATATCATCTAGTTCTTTGCGTGATGCAATTCTCACTGTAGATGAACCATCTTGTATTTGTGGTCTGACTAAGTTAGCACAACTGTTAAATCCTACTTCTAAGTCACCAGTTACTAATTTAGCAGTCATGTTTGTGCCAGTAAATGTGACAATCTTTTCACCATCTACTCCACCAAAGAGCAACTTACCACCAACCCATTCTCTTGAGTCTAATGATGATGTCAATGAGTCTATTGTTCCGTATGTATCTAAACCTTCTAGTGTAATACCTGAAGTTGCTAGAGATGCAATATAGTCTACAGAAGTAGAATCAGATTTAGACCATTTATTTAATTGCCAGTTATAGATGATTAATGAACGACCACCTTGAACATTAGGATAGTTCCATACCACAATATTTTTTACAGGGTCTACAGCACTAGAGATAGAATCAAACTTATTTAGGTCTGCGTTCTTAAAGAAGTATCTATCTATCTTTTCTGTGCCAATTCCTCTGACTGAATTACCATCACATGAATAGAAACCATCATCTGATAAGAAGTAAGAGATGTTGCCGTATTGTGCTACTGATCCTTCTGAAATACAACCTAATCCTCTTGATATGGTGTCGAACTGAAAGAACAATGGTGAACCAATGTATGACATTCTAGTTACTGAGCGTTCTGAGAATATTAATCCAAACTCACCACCAACCAAACCAGTCACATTTCCACCATCAGGCACTATCTGATAATCAGATTGCGAGGTTGTTCCTGATACCCATGTTGTTTCATCGTTGATGTCAGACCATTGCACTTTGTTAGCATTAGTTCCACCATCTAGGTTAGCAGTCACTACAAAGTCACGCACTACAGTAATAAATTTAGCAACAGGTGCATTAGCATCAACATCTGCAAAGTTACTAGATGAACCTACAGTCCATGCTTGAACTTTATTTACATTATTAACTGCTAATACAACATTACCAAACTGTGCAAATCTCCATATACCTGCACCAGTATAATTACCTGCTTTAGATACATTATTAAGGTCTTTAGTTGCACCATCGTATAGGAAGAGTTTGGTATCACCGCCTGCAAATAACTGTGTAGTTGTATTAAACTTACCTGCAAATACAGAAGTTAAACTTTCACCTGCATTATTAGATAAATCTACAGCACTGGCAATAGAACCATAACCAACCGCTTGAGGAATGACATTATTAACATCTATCATTTGTCCTGCAATAGAAGGTTGGTCAGGTAACCATTCACCAAATTGAACTCGTTGAGTTGCCAATTATTCACCCCAGTCTTGAGAATTCATTACCTCTATTAATGCTTCTACAGTTGTTACTCCTGCAATAGCAGTTTCTAATCTATCACATTCAGTTCTGATAGCATCACGCTTAGTAGTTACATCAGCAGGAATAGCAGTAGACTTTTCAGAGTTACGAACTACATACCAATCTGTAGATGCTAGTAGTTTACCTGCTGTATCTTTTACTTGTTGTTTCATTGTGTATTTAAGACCACGAGTAACTAACTGTTCGTCTGTGTCTACCATGCCACCTTCACCATTGTTAGCAGTAGCATCATATTCCTGAACATAGATTGGGTTACCATCTTCATCTACTTCGTTGACATCGTCTAATGTTTTTGGATTGTTAATGTCACCATCCCAGTAGTATCTGTCATCAGCACGAACTGGATCTGCTTCCCATATAATACCGATAGCAGTTCTTTCTGCTTCTGTTGATTTTTGTAACCAATTAGAAGGATACATCACATCACCTACTGTGAATGACCTTCCAATTCTGAGTGTTAAATTTCCTAATTTATACATAATTACCTCGCTAAAGAATGTTTGAATGGGTTTTCGGCAAATGCCATGTAAATATAAGTTCCACCTGATGCGTTCCAATATCCATAAGTCATGTCATGTCTAACTTTAAAACCATTACTTAATAAATCAGCAATAGCATAAGTAGATAGTGTGCTTTCAGCGTAAGTTAGGTTTGCAGGTAACTGCCCTCCATTGCCTGCACCGATTACATTAAATGTAGGTCTTTCATTATCAAGCATAAACCAGTCGCTTGCAACATCGGCACGCTTTACCATCACAAATGCAGGTCTAAATCCTGTGTATACAAATGGACCATCAGTAGAACCATTACCTGTGTAAGAACCAAACTTACTGAATCCTTCTACATCTGCAAAGCAGTAGGCAATATACTTATATGGAGAAGTTCCTGTATCAGAATATGAAGCACCATTTACAGAAAAAACAGTAGAAGTTGGTTTTGCTG